ACTAATAGTCCGCCTAATACTAGGGGATCTAGTAAATTTTTACCTAGGGACATTCCTACGGATTTTAAACCGGCCGCCATTGTGGAGAATCTAGAGGATGTTGCGCTACCGGCTTCGGTCTGTGCTGCTGATAGTGCTTTCTCTGCCTCTATAAGGTTTCCTAGTATTGGGATTTTACTTAGTCCTTTAAGTAGCCCTCCTGTGACTCCTAGCTTGGATTGTAACTTAGTGGCTTGGGTAAGCTGGGCGTCTAGGAGTGTTTTCTGTAGTGCTAGTGTTTCTTTTAAGCTCTCCTGCTCCTCGTCGTAGATTACTAGGTTATTTAATCTTGCTACCTCTAATAGGTTCTCAAGGGCAATCTCTTTAGTTTTAAGGTCGTTAATCTGGTTTGCTATAGTTTTAACATTAGCAGTTCCTTCTGCAAGATCTATAGTATTTGCTAGTATCTTATCTGTTCCCCTGGTAAGTTTTAGAAAGGCAGCATTTACATCCCTCTCTACTGTCTTTCCGATCGCTTTTGTCAGTCCTAAAGCTTCAGAAAGCTGTGTATTTAAACTATCTGCTATGGTAGCTCCGATAGAGCTAATAGTATCACGGAGAAAAGCTGCATCCTGTAAAGTATCTTTTAAGTTATTATCTTCTGGGCTTGCCATATAGTATAAATAGAGAAGGGTAGTGTTTTAAGCTACCCTCCGTTATATGCGAGTTTTTTACCTTTCATGTAGTCCGGTACCTGTACTGCTCCTGATTTTACCTTATCTGCAAGGAGGTTTCCGTCGTCTTGTGGTTTTTGCTTTTCGTAATACTCTGTTAATGTGCGGTATATGTACTTTCGGAGATGTATCGGGAGTTCGTAGACTTCTGTAAAGGAGTACCCTCCCTTTCCGTGAAATACTATTTCGTGTATTTGATCAAAGGTATTTTTTCTATGCTGCGGAGTCAGGCCAAAAAAAGTTAGTTGTTATTGGTAGAGTAATGTCCTCCTCGCCATTACTTGTTTCTACCGTAACTGTTAAGTTTATATCAGGCTGTACTTCGTTTATGTAATTTCTTAATGCTCTTGCATCTCTAGCGAGAAGTGAGGTGTCCACAAAGTTTCTAACTGTTCCTATTTCCCTATCTCCATTTACTGCAACTATAGTGTGTTTCAGACGGGTAGACATCTCCGAGCTGCTATCTTTATTAATTTTTTTAAGTCCATCTAGCTCTCTTTTAATTTTACTTGCATCTCCTACAGTTAGTACTTTAAATGTTACTACTATTTTTGAATGAGGTAAAGTATATTGAAATTCATTAATATTAGGCTGTATTAAAGTTTCGTCAAACGCTTTATCTTCTAATGTAGTTAAGTCTACTACTTGCGGAATACCTCTGTAGGTAAATTCGTAATCTTTTCCGTATCCCAGTATTCTCGCTGCAATCATAACTGCGTTTTGATCTCCTGCTAGTAGTTCGCTGTAATCTACTTTAGTAATTATTAGAGACTGTAGTAGCTTGTCTACGACGATTCCTTTTGCTAAGTAATTTGGATTAGTTAGGATATCCTCTTCTTTAGCGGTCATGTATTTCATTTCTACCTTGCCGCTTGCAAGTGGGGAATCTTTTGGATAAAGTAATCCTTTTGAAGGAAGATCTATCTCTTCTGTTGGGAACTTAAATTCTGACATTTTAATGTAACTATTTTATTATAAATATATATCTTATTGTTTTTCTTACAAATCTACCATAACAAACTTACCTTTGTATTTCATTAGGTTGTCTGCTGAGTAGTCTATTTCGTCTATGTCTAGACCTGCTCTAGTATATGCTGTTTTTATTCCGGTTAGGAATTCTAAAAGTTTAGGTGCTTTTAGGAAGATCTTTAATGCTTCCTCATCATCATCTAAAAGATAGGCTTCTGCTTGATCCATTGTTCTTTTTATTAACGTTTTTTCATCTGCTGTTAACTGTTCAGCATTCTCCATAACTATATACCCTAATCCTTGAGAAAGTACCTTAATTTTATGGATTGGTATGATGCAAGAGAAGTTGTAGTTTGCAAGGGTCTCAGCATGTTTCAACTCTACACTATCTGTTGTTACCTTAATTACTTTTCCATCGGGTAATTCCAGGGCTACCCCATTGTCTCCCGCTCCTAGGTATGTTGCTTTGTGCTTATCTAAGATAAGGGCTACTAGATCTTTATATTTCTTAGAAGTTTTATCTTCTGTTAGTGTTTTCATGTTTTGTGTATCTTCAACGTTAGTGTTCCTGCTCCTTTAATAACCCGATGCCACTCATGCCTTGCTATAAAGATACGATCCTTTAAGCAACTAGGCAACTTATCTTCTAACTGTATTTGCCAATCTGTGTCTTCTAGTACTTCGATTGTCCTATCTTCCTCATCACGATGCCAGAGTAGTTCGATTGGATCTATATTTCCGTCGAACTCACGAATAGTGTATTTGTCTGTAACTTCTAAATCAGTATACGGTTTACCAGAATCCACTATAACTTCCTTTTAGTCCTAATAGTTTAGAGTATCTCGGCAGACGACATGACCAGTACCCAGGTTTAGTTTTATCTTTCTTTTCTGCACAGTTATGTCTTTTTGCAAAGTTTCTTCTCGCTTCTGGGTCGTTTATTTTTGCTTTTAGCCCTGTGGTTCCCCCGAAAGATACTTTTTTTATTTTCTTAGTTTTTGGATCTTTAACATATACAAAGAACTTCTTACTGCCGCCTCTCTTTGGAGAGCTTAACTGTACTGTCTTACCTTGGTATTTAGCTTCTTTTAATACTGAAAGGTTAGGTCCTCCTGGTTGTGATGATATTTTAATATTATTTTTAGTAATATATTTTAGGATGTATTTTTCTTCAGGTTTTAGGTTGTTTTGACTAGCAAATCTATCTACAGCCATTTCTGTTGCATCTTCTCCATACTTTTTTATAAATTTAGAGATTATCGCTTTGGCTCTGCCTTTTGGAGATGTAGGATTAGATAGGAATTTATCGTATATGTCGTTTTTAGCTTCGTTCATAGACATGTTGTCTATTTCATCCCGTACCCATTCTTTTTCACCTGGGCCTAGTTGATTATAATCCATACCAAACTCAGCTTGTGCTACTTCATCGTAATCTAATGATTCTTCTAGTATAGGGAAATCTAAAGGAACTTTTACTCCTTCGTATATCCCAAAATGACCTAAATCGGTTTCTGTTAGTATTTCCAGATCAGATCCTGAGAATTCTAATATCTCTCTAGCGTATAAAGCTCTTGCTTCTGCAAACAGGTCGAAGTATTTTGTTGATCCTGCTCTATACAGGTGATCGGTTAAAGGTCTATTATTATCTAAATGATACCTTAAGCCTTCTGAGAGTATCTCTTTAGTTGCTTTACTTTCATTTAAAAGTACTGCTGGTTTAGTCTCGCAAGTATTACATCCGCATCCGCACATAGTTTTATTTCTTTATAAATATAAGATTTTTACGTTTAAATACCAGCTCTAGGGTAAACAAAAAGACCTGGATGTTTAGTCCAGGTCTTAGTATTGTTAGTGTGGGGTAGTTTAAAAATTTAATACAGCGTAGTCCATTCCTATTCCTAATGTAATAGTTTGTGCTGTAGAGTCGTTATCGTAGTCTAGATCTCCAAATGCTGCATTCTTAATAAATGCTCCTTTAATTACCCACTCAGATACTACATCTCCTACAGGACCTACTATGTCTATTACTAGGTCTTTTTTGTAGAAGTCACTATAGCCATCTCTACCTGTTACAGATTCGTGATGTAAACGAGTCCATTCCATTACTGCCTGAGCTCCAGAAGGAGTAATCGGATCGAATAGTGTCATAGAAAGATCATTCCATCTTAATTTACCTTTTACTTTTCTGTATGTGTTTATATGGTTGAGTATAATCTCGTTTTGGTCAAATCCTAGTCCTGATAAGCCTTTGATCATGTAGGTCGGTATACCGTCCATATACATGATAAATCTGTTCTGTACTTTAGGTTCGAACTGTGTGAAGAATATTTCATCTTGAGTTAGTATTGACATGTCGTTATCTTATTTAGTTATAAATAGTTTAATTTCTCTTTTAGTTACTACTATGCCGGGAAAGCTACTCCTGTTGGCGTAATGTTGAAGTCTAGGTATATAAATTCTGCTGTTCTTGTAGGCTGTACGTAGATCTGACCTACTAATTGATTTCTATCAATCACATCAGCGGTATTATTACTGTCGTCCATTATTACTTTGAATGCAAATAATCCCTGTCTCTGTTGTATGCTTTCTAGGTAAGGATTAACCTGTGCTAGGAAGTTGTTTCTAGTAGCTGTTGAGTTTTGTTCGAAAACTAAATTCTGTGCTACTTGAGAGATATAAGATTTCATTGCAATTAAAAGTCTTCTAACATTTACTCGATCTAGGGCTGATGCTTTAGTTTGTAATGTTTTCTGACCATAAACTACTACTCCTGTTCCTGGGAAAGAAGCAATTGGGTTTACTTTGCTAGTGTATAATGTATCTCTACTTGCTTGAGCTAATTTTCTTTCTGGTCTAATTACTTGTCCTAACCCACCTCTGTTTATACCTGCTGGTGCAAACCAAGGATCGGATACTGTATCGTTATAAGCAAATACACCGCCCATTACTGTGGATGCAGGAACCCAAACTTGTCTTCCTAAATCTGGATCTAGTACTTGAACCCATGGCCAGTATGAAGCTGCGTATGAAGTATTCCTACTTGCTGCTTGCCCTGTTACGTCTGTAATTGACATTCCGTATTTCACCAAGTCCATAACATATAAGTTATCTCCTCTTTGTTGTGTGCTAGAAATTATAGAAGTTACTTGTGAAGTATAGTCTGCGTTATATAATCCCGGGGTTATTAGGATGTTAAATCTGTAATCATCACTATTGGATAGTAAGTTAATCATGTTAGTGTAACACCCGCCTGTAAGCCCTTGTGTGTCTGTACTGTCGATTGCATCGTAGAACTTAGCTCCGTTCTTTACAGTTCCTGTAGCAGATTCAAATCCTCCGCTTGCTACGAAAGGAATAGAAGCCGTATATGCTGTTTTCGGTACTCCTGCGTTATCTAGGTAATTAGGAGTAGGTGCGTTTACTGCATCTACTCTGATGTATTTAGATGCTACTGGGTATGATCCGTTAGTTTCTAGGTAGTAACTAGTTCCGTCTTCTGCATAGGTGAAAGATTGATCTCCTATTCTCTTTGCTACATAGTTTGGAGAGAATGGATCTAAAGATAAATTAGTCCAGGTTTCTAATACTGCCTTATCGTTTGTATTATCGTTGCCTCTTCTTACTAATAGGTCAAATGTACCGGTGTTAACGTTTCTTCTAGCTACCTCCCATCTAACATTGTCTACAGAGCCACTGTCCATTGATCCATCAGAGTTTAAAGAAGAAGTACTGTTCATTACAGCTCCTTCTGCTAGAGTTTTGAAAGTTACAGCTGCTATACTACCTGATCCGTATACTGTGGTTTCTGCTGGTGCGTAAGATCCGGTTACAACTCTTGCTACTAATAAAGACTCTCCGCCGTTATTAAAGTAGTTGTATGCCGCTATAGAGGTAAAATAGGTGTATGCATTGCTTGCACTTGTTATACTTGTTCCGAATACGTTTTGGTATTCGCTATAAGATGTAACTACAGTTGGAACCTCTACAGGTCCTTTTGCGGTAGGGCCGATTATTGCTGCTCCTACTGTTACTGGTCCTTGTGTGATAAAGGATTGGTCATTCTCTCTTGCAAGAACGCCTGCTGATATTAAAGTTTCTGCCATTTTGAATAAGGTTTAATAATAAATAGATGAATTTCCTTCGAAGGTTTCTTTCTCATCTAAAAAAAAGCAGTAGTTGTGGAAGTTAGACTTCGTCTATGTTACTAGTAGTCTCGGTATTAAATGTTACCGTACTGGCGGTGCTAAATTTCTTTAGCGAGTTTAAGTCTTTTTGTCTTGTGTTTGGTACTATATATCCGTCTAGTTTAATATCAAAAGTACTTCTAACAACTCTTTCGCTGTCTGCTGTTAATTCAGTCTGAAATCCGAATTGGTTAATTGATGCTTTAAACTTAAATCTTTCAGGATCCCCCCAGTATGAATCTGATGCATATTGTAGTGCTTCTACTATCGTGTTTTGTTGTTCTACGTAGTAGGTATAAAGTATACAGGTGTAGTTTAGAGTTAGGTAGTCCGGAGCTACTACTGCATAGTATTCTTTTTCCGGCTTTCTATTATTTAGTACATTAAACTTAGAATATGCATTTCGTGCACTGTACGTTTTCCCTGATACTATGTAGTTATAAGGTAGATTAGCGTCTAGTTTGTTAGCTATGCTTTTATTTTTAGCGATAGAGGTTCGTTTAAATAGGATTAGGGGTGCCATTATAGCTCCTTGAACATCTCTCAAGTACCCATCCTTCTGATAGGATTTCCATTTTTCAGGAGAGGAGAACATTACCGGTACTGCTATTTTTTCTCCGTTTTGTACGATATGAGGTTTTATTACTTCTCTAATATAATATAGTAAAGCCTCATCGTGATCTTGTAAAGTTACCTCTAAAGTTTTAGTCTTATCTCCTTTTTCAGAAACCTGTAACGCTCTATTTTTATTATTAGGCGTGGTTGGATTAGGATCACCTCTCTCTTTATCGAAAGGATCAACTAACGAGGTACTAATCTCTCTTTGAGTTTTTGGTATAGGCTTCTTATTACTCATTTACTATATTTTCGTGTAATGTGAGATTTAAGTGATTTTTTTAGTTTGCTAAATGCTTCTCCATATTGAGCGAGTTTTGAATCCTCTGGGTTCTCTTTTCTTGCTCTTTCTAACTGCATAAGTGCATCATCTAGGGATCCTATTGCAGCAGTCAATGGGGTTGGT